CTTTTTAACCTTTTTTGTTCTTGTTCTCACTTTACGTTTCTTTCTTGAACCACCAACATAGAAAGAACCTCTTTTTTGGTTTGGTAGAGCGGGAAGAGGATCCCTTGGGTGTCTTGTTTCCCTTTTTATTTCTTCTTGAGCTACTTTTTGATTTAAACTATTTGATTTTGGTTTATGAAGAACAAAGGGTTTTGGAGAACCATTAGGTACAGGTATTGGTTGCTCATATATGTTATCTCGTTTCTGTTGAGTAAGAGGGAACCTCTCATATTCAGTTTTTGTAGTCGAATCATATATTCCAGAAATTTGGTCTATAGCAGCTTTTAAATCTTGAATTTCTGTTTTTAATTCATCAACTATTTGTTCGGATGCTACTTTTTTTTGTAATTGTTCCATCTGTCTAGTTATTTCTTCTAAATCTAATAATTTACTTGATTGGGTTAATGCATCTAATCTTTGTCTTAAACTTTCTTCTAATGCTTTAACATTAGTGTCTATGGCATCAAATCGTTTTTCTTGGGAACAAGACATTGAACCCATATCTCTACATTTTTCTCCATTACTCATATTATTATTAATATTAATATATTTATTTTTTACAAATTTAAGAAACTATCGTTAAATTAATGATAATATTAATATGTCTGAAATAAGCAGTGATAATAATGAAGCTAAAAGTCCTGGAGAAATATCAATAGATATTCCATTACCAAATCTTCGATTACAACCACCAAAATTAGTAAAAATGCCTAGTAGTAGTAATAGTAGCAATGTTACAAGAATATTTCAAAAAGAATATATTTATCCTGAATGGGTAACAAAAAAACACTATAAATTTTTTAGAAGACTTCAAAAAAGACTTTTAAAATTAAAATACATTCATAGTAATGCTGCAAATTTTTTTGAACGCAGAAATTTTTATATATTTGCTCCAAGTATTACAATAACAGCTATTTCAAGTGTAGGAAGTTTTCTTTCAGCAGCATCATTTATTGAAGAAAACACTCAAAATGCTTTTGGAATATCAGTAGGTGTATTAGCTAGTATTTCAGCAATGCTTCAATCAATCGCGAGCACATGTAAATATTCAGCTAAAAGTGAAGCACATAGAGCAGCAGCAGACCAATATGATAAATTACTTACACGACTTCAATTTGAAATGGAAATGCCAAATGAAAAAGATTTCATTGATTCATTTGAAGCAGAAATGTTAGATGTTCAAAATAAATGCAAGTATTTTCCACCTCAGTTTATAATTGATTCTTATCCAGGAGAAGAAGATGGAGAAATATTAACTCCAAAAAATTTAAATGAAAATGAATACAAAAATGAAACAGAATTATAATTATTTTTTAGCATTTATACTACTCCATATTTCTCTCTGTTTAATAGGACAATCTCGGAATCCAAACCATTTATCTGTTTTTTGAAGTGCTTTCCATCTTTGGTCTAGAGCATTAGCCTCCCAATTTTTTTGCTCCCAAGAACCTCTACTCATTTTACCATTACAATCTTCAAATAAGTCTTTTAATTTTTTATAATAATGTTTATTAACAATAAATGATGTAGAGGTTGCGGCACAAGTGATTCTAGAAAATTCAGTATTTGGTATATCCTGTTTTTCACAATAAACTGCTCCAAGAACAATAACATCCCATCTTATATTATTTTTTTGTAAATAATCGTATAAATTTTTAACCTTCATTCTAAATTCAGTTGGTGAAATTTTTAATACCGCATCATCTTCAAATACAAGATAGTTATTCCATTTATTTAATTGGGCCATATTTAATGCTAAAATATGAGATTGAACACAACCTTTATGTCCATTTTGTGGAATATGAACACCAGCTATTTTATTAGGTTTTTCAACTCCCATTTTATGCATTTCATCTTCTATTAATTTTTTTCTATCTGCTCTGTTTTCTAAATTAATATAAATTACACCATCTATAAAATCTAAATATTTTTTTTCATTGTTCGTAAATTTTTCATATTTTCCAAGATTAATCACTACTAAAAGTATAAGAACAAATAATGTAACTATTAAACACTTTTTTAGCATCTAATATATAAATACAAAAAAATAATTATCTTAATGATACAGTTCTTACAAATATATTAAGAATATCAAGATACAACCCAAATGATTCTCTTATATAATCTGCAATTACACAAGTTTTTGCCTTTTCACGGATTACCTTAGTTTCGTAAAGAATAAATGCCATGAAAAGACAAATTACTCCAATAGAAAATATTTTACTCATCCCACTTTTTATGTATTGTTTTCTAAAAAATAACAATGAGATTACCTCAAATATGATAGCTGATAACAGTATTGTGAAAAGTATTGGTCCCATTGATAATGAAATTAAATCGCTATTATAATGTGCAAATAGTGTAAGAATTAATACTAATATTCCGGTAGTTACTACTGATTTTAAAACATTGTCTCGAGATTCTCTTGAAATCATTCCAACTAAATTTAAGGCAAATACAAACAATAGAATTAACCATACAAGATGTTTAGCAATCATTTTTCCTGGAGTATTTGGAACTATACTGTTTTTAATAACAAGGAGAGCAATAATTAATAGAAATAGTAATAAATATCTGTAAAGACTACGTACAAGGTCTATACGGAAATGGAGTAATGTAGTCATAAATAACGACATAATAAGCAATGACAAGACTAGATAGAGATATGTATTTGTTAAAAATTTATTGCAGGTGAAAATGTGTTTCTTTTTATTAAAACTAAATTTATAGATTAAAATACAAGTTATTATTGTTCCAACTAAAAAACTGATAAGGTAATTAGTATTACTACTGGTATTCATATACTAAATTTAAAGATTATTTTTTTAACCTTTATAGAGAATATCAAGGTATTCACAAGCAAGAGTCTTTACAAAACTTCTATTTGATATTTTTTGACTAGTTCCATAAATACTTCCTCCACTGGTGTCTCCCTTTTTAAGAATATTATCATAATCCATAGCACCAATTTTTAAAAATGCTATTAATTCTTCTATTTTATCATCTGAGACATGATTTAATGTAACACAAAGATGAATACTACTTGGAAATTGAAGTGCATTTAAATTCCAACCATTCTTTTTCAAAAAATCATTAATTTTATAAATATCTACATAATCAGATCTGATTGCTACAATATTAACTAATTCTTCAGGGACACCAATAACATCTAAATATTCTATATCTCTTATCTTTCTTGCTATTTTTCTTGTAGCTTCTCTTATCTTTAATGAAGCATCACGATAATAATTTATACCATTTGACATTAATGTAGCCCAAGTTAATACTATTATATTTCCTGGACGACTTCCTAATAATGTATTAGTAGCATAAATTCCACCATTCCAAGAATCATATATAAAATATTGTGAATTGCTATATTTATAGTGACTATACATAACAATTGATATTCCTTTTTCACAGTATGCATATTTATGAAAATCAGCACTAATACTTGTAATTCCAGGCATACTAAAATCATAAAATTCATTAAGGTCTAAAAATGGTAATAGAAATCCTCCAAGACAACAATCCATATGAACAGGAATATTATAATAGACTCCTAATTTTCCTATTTCTCGCATAGGGTCTATTTCTCCGTGTGGAAAACTTGGCGCAGAACCAACAAGACAAATAGTATTCTCATTTATTTTACTCTTATAATATGATAAATTTAATTTGCTCGCTTCTATTCCATTATAAGAATATTCTATTGGAACCTTAACTAATTTTATACCCAAACATTCACACGCTTTATCAAAAGCTGGATGAGCTGTTTCAGGTACGATTATTTCAGGATTCCTTATATTTTTATAGTAAGTCTTGTAAGTTTTACAGGCTAAAAAAATACTTTCAGTGCCACCACTAGTGATACTAGCACGACCTTCATCAGCTGCATTGAAAAGTCTTAGTGTTTTTCTAATTAACCATTTTTCAATATATCTTAAAGTTGGGAATATGTCAGGATGCAATGGATTAGTTTTAAAATAGAGATTTGATATACTCGCTATTAATTCTTCTATTTTATCATTATCAGAATAAATAGTTCCAGATACTTTACCTTTATCAATAGTAGAATCATCGAATTTTTTTAGTTTTTGGAGTGTTTCTATTATTCTCGAATTTTCTATACCTTCAAATGGAAATGTTGAAATTGGAATTTTGTAATCCAATAATTTTACAATTTCTAGTGAATCTTTTGATAAATCCTCACTAATTTTTTGAACATTTTCCGATATTTCAGAGTCTATCTTCTTTTTAACACTAGGAAGAATACTTAACATACGGAATCCTAGTTGTATTTGATTTTGAAATACTTCTCTAGAGTTAAAGAATTTATAAAAAAATATAAATGTTTTCACATTTCTAGCAGTTTCTATTAAATTACTAATATTTCCTCTGAAATTGTATAAAAAACTACCAATTAATACACCTTGAGTATATTTATTAGATATAAATGCATCTAAATTCATGTTTTTATATCCTAGGAAAATAAAAATAGATTCTTATCTCAATGAAAATTAGTTTCTTAGTCTGAATCAGGTAGAAATTCTAATTCACTTGCAGGAACTTTTGGTTTCTTTTTAGTTTTCATAGGTATTTCTTCTCCATCGCAACCAAATTGACGTATATTATACTTATTCTTTTGATAAAACTTAATTCTTTTTAAACCTTGTTTTGGAAATAGTGAAAATTCATCTACAATATCAATTACTAGGGGAACAAACTTTCGGTCTTTTGCTTCTTGTCTTAAGATACGTCCAACAGCTTGTTCAATATTACTTTTAGGAGATGCCAAAACAATTGTGTCTAATGGCTCTCTACAATCAAATCCTTCGCTTGCCATAGCAAAAGTTCCAAGAATAATAGTATCCTTTTCAGTCTTTTCTAACTGTTCTTGTTTCATTCCACCTAAATAATAACCACTTGTGAAATCTATGGGAAAATCGGGATGTTTAAGTTTATAATTATCAAATTCTTCTTTAAGAATACCTAGATGATTTTTCCTATCACTCAATAAGAGAATTTTTCTTCCTTCAACTACACAATCTGTAACCAATTTCACAATAAGGTCAATACGTGGTTTGAAACTGCAAATATTATTTATCATAAGAGGAAGATTAGGATTTTTCATTTGATTTTGAACCTCTTTAGAGTATTCATTACTTTCATGATAGTATCTATAAACATTAACATCTACGTTTTCTTGTTCTCTTTTAGTAATTTTATAAATGATTTCACCTAGATACCAACAGAATACTTTTGTAAGTCCATCTGTTCTATTAGGTGTAGCAGATAATCCAAGTGTATATGGTGCTACAGTTTTCATTAATGCTCTTGAAAATACTTCTGCTCCAAGATGATGACATTCATCATAGATTACTAGTCCAAATCCTGAAAATGTTTCTTCAGGATAGTCTATCATTGAAATGCTTTGAAGAAGACCAATTACTATTTGGTTACCATCTTTATTTATAACATTTCTTTGAATTTTTCCTACAGAAACATCAGGTAAAAATTGTTCAATTCTTTCTTTCCACTGATTCATTAAAAATTCCTTATGCACAATAACTAATGTTTTAAGACCTATTTTACTAGCAAGATATAAGGCTAATACAGTTTTACCATAACCACATGGAACACTAATAATACCACCTGCACTTTCCTTATCGGCTATACAATCCATAAAGGCTTTTACTATAGGCAACTGTTTAGGTTTTAAACTTCCAGTAAATTTCATCTCTACCGTTTCTGGAGTTTCTAATTTTACCGATTTTGGATTTCCAAATTCACTTACACCATAAAATCTAGGAAGATACAATTTTCTTTTGCTTTCACCATAAACTGCAAATGAAGCTGCATCTCCACCATAACTTGCATTAACAAAAGGTTTGACTGTTAAATCTTTTCTAATTTTGTTAATTTCAGTGCTTGTTAGTTCATCTTTCATTACAGAATATCCATGTTTTCCTATAGATGTATTCATCCTATACTTAATGATATAAGATAATACTTTTTATATCAATTTTATAAAAAGAATAAAATAAAAATCTAGTATTTATTTATAAATGAACTTATTAAAAGATAAAAATGTATCAATAGCATTTATAGTAGTATCAGTCGTTTTAGCCGTATTAGTAGTTCCAAATCTTTCTATGAATGTTCTCAAACATTTAGATTCAGGAATTATTAGAATACTAATCATGGTATCAATTGTCGGATTATCTCTCGTTGATCCAGTTAAGGCATTACTTTTAGCTATTTTATTAGTAGTAGCTCTTCAAACATTAGCAAAATTAAAAACATCAAAAAATAAACCAAAAACAAATGTAGTTTCATTAGTTAATGATTTAGTAAATAACCTCAAAAATAAAGTAAATAATGTAAGTGATGCTATCCTTGATGAACCTGATGATGAAATGAGTGATGAAATGAGTGACGAGATGGGAGATGAAGGAAGTGATAATGCCTTCGATGAAGCAGCCGATATTGATTCAAATATGGATAATGAAGCAATGAGATTTGATGGTATGGAAGCCAATGATTTACTCAAACCAGAAGAAAGTGAATTATTAAATGATTCATTAGCATACAACAACTTACCAGAAAACTCCGTTTCTCAACCAGTTTTAT